CTCAACAACACTTGCCAAAAATGCTTCAACCTGATCGCTTGGCAATTCTTGCATCGCCAGATCATGCAATTCTGACCTTACAACGCCAACATTATCCCGCGCTGAATCACCAAGGGCGCGCAAACCTTCCATAAATTTGGAGTCAGTAAATAAATCAACTTTGGCAATATCAACGCCCGGCACTTTATTGAGCGCATCGATAACAACATTTATATTTTGAAGTGTGCGCTTAGATAGGAAAGAAACCGCTTCTGCTGCAAGCTGAAAGGCTGAAATGACAGCTGCACCAAAGCCAACGCCAATTAATTCAACGTCCTTAAATACAACGCTCAACCCCTGCAATATATCCGCAAACTTTGCCGCCGCTCTCATGCTGCCAGTTATAGCGCCTTTTATTTCATCGCCAAAACCGCCGCCCGCTTTTGCGGCATCTGTAAATCTATTTGCAAGCTCTTCGACATATGGCGAAAGCTCAACCGTCAAGGTTTGGGCCGCGCCTTTAATAACTTGCTCTGCTCTAAAAAAAGCATCATTCGCAGCTTCAACTTTTGCAGTATCAACACGCGACAAAGCCATTCCCAAGCTCTCAAGCTCTTTAACTGTTGGATCAAGCCCTTTTGTTTTTAGTTCTTGCAATACTTTAAGCATATGAGCGCCATCGCGCCCAAAGATATCCGAAGCGATCGACGTTTTAACCGCCTGACTTTCAACATTACCCAAAGCATTGGCAAGCGCCTGCATTTGCTTATCTGGGGATAGATTCAAAACGCGATCAATATTAACCCCGGCATCTGCCAACGCATCAGCCGCAGCACCGCCTTTTCTTGCAGCCTCGCCCAAACCACGGCCCATGCGGACCAGTGCCTTTTCCATTTTATCAGAAGAGACACCATTCAATTCTGCAACATGGTTTAATGCCTGCATTTTTTCTGTTGCTATACCTAAAGCGTCAGAGGTTTTTGCGAGGGCATCGATTGACTTTGATTGCGATGCATAAATTGCTGCCGTAGTCGCAGCCATTGCACCAACCGCAATCGATCCAAATTTTGCAAAATCTTTGCCCGCTCGCTTCGCCCCTGCCGAAAATTTATCAACGCTTTTTGATGCGCTTCTTAAATCTCTTTTAAGGGGGCCAACGTCTGCAACAACGCCAACCGCAATACTGCCAATTTTTTCAGCCATTATGAATACTCGTCATATAATTCTTGCCAGGGGGTTTCTGGCTCTGGATTTTTTAATTGCGTTTTTATTTTGTAAATCCACCAAACTTCCGCAGGGGTCAACCTCCAAAATTCCGAAGGTGTAACCCACTCACTACCCACAAATTGCTCGTATAAATGCCGGGCTAACTTTTGGCCTTTCTCGCCTTCTTCGCTATCGGCTTTTTTTGGGGGGTCGTTGCCTCTTCGCTCATTAACTGCTTAAACAAATAAACCAAGCTTTCAATAGCGCTTGAAGTTTCAACGCCCGAAGTAATGGAATGCAACACCTCTTTTTCAGTAACCTTAAAACCAGCCCGGCGAAGCAAACAAAAATAACCACCGCAGATAACGCCAACGCGCATCCCGCTTTTGTTTTGCATTGCCACAATAATCTCATTCAACCGATCAAAGGTTATATGCTCCTCAACAGCCGACAAGGTTGGAAAAAAATCATTGGCGGGGATCGATTTTTCGACACCGCCAAATTTAACAATAATTGGATCAAAACCACTCATAATAAATCCTTAATTAAGCAGCAGTGAATACCATTGCGCCAGATGATTGCATAGTTGCAGAAAAGCCAAGCTTGTCATTTTCTGGGCCGCTTTCTTCTAGTGAATTGAAAAAGAAATCGCCCGTTAAAGTGTCACCATTGGGCCATGTAACAGTGATATCTGTTAAAAGCAAAACAGGATTAGTTGCAAGCATTAAAGCTCTGAAAGTGTTGCCCGTTGCCACCCCTTCAATTGATAAATCAACCGAGCGCCTAGCAACATCGCTATCCATTACACGCCAACCCGCAGATTGATCGTCAGTAATATCGATGGGCTCGCCATTCATCGATAATGATTTTTGTACAACGCCCGCAATAGGAGTGCCGCCTTGTGAGATAACTAATTTTCTTGCTGCTGCCATGAGTAAAGCCTCGATTAAGTAAATTTTTGACGTAAAAAAACCGCAATTAAGCGGCTTCAAGTTTTGAGATTGTTTAAAGAGTTAAATTTGTTTTAAATAGATGCTGTAAGTGCAGACACCGTGCCGAGTTTCGCCATCTGAATCCATAAATGAATTGCTGTTTTCCCAATAACAATAATGAAAAACAAAGCCGCTTTCAGTAAAATCTATTTTGTGTAAAATTCTTCTAATATGCCCCTGAATAAGTTTTGTTTCTTTTCTGCCCCTGGCATTGCTCCAAGTATTAATGATCATACTAACTAAAGCGCCATCGGCATCCGATGTATCAAATTCTGATAAAGCGTCCTCGCCTAATGAGATATAAGGGAAAGATACTTTTTGAGGAACATAGCCATAAATTCTATTTGACATAAATAACGAAAGGTCTGAATCCGCTTTAAGCGCAGCCAATACCACTTTTTGACAAGCTAAATCAAACCCCATTTTTTTTTGCCTCTCTTGCTAATTTTTTTGCTAACTGTACAAAGAATTTTTTCTTGTAAATGGTGTTTATGCTTGCCTTGTATTTATTGTATACAGGCAGAAAAAAAGGCTGTGCAGGCTGTTTTTTAGTGCCGAATTCTACAAAGTGCCAATACCATGCATCATTTTTTGCACTGCTGCCGTGCGTAACAACTACATCTGATCGCGGCCTATATGATGGCGATTTTCTGCGCTTTGCCTTGATCGATTTTTTAAGGTTTTTTGTATCGCCGGTAACTGCCGAAGACTTTGCTTCTTTTGCGATATCTGACGCGATAGCATGAACAGTTGAGCGGGCAATGTTTGCCGCATGTTTGGGCGCGATTTCTTTTAATATTTTATTGACTTCTTCAATACCCGTTATCTCTAATCGCATTAGTTCGAGTTTCTTTCTGCGTTAAACTCTAAATACAGGCTTCGCGGTCCTCGGTCTAATATAGACTTGACCTCAAATCTGTAGTTGTTCCAATAAATAATATGTTCTTCGTTTATTTCATTGGTGTATCTAACAATAAATCGATACATTGACGTATCATGCACCCGATCTTGGTCTTTAGATTCACCACCTGAAAGCGGCTTAACCTTTGCCCAAACATCAAAAACTTTTTGCTCTTGCGCTATCTCTTCGCCACCATAACCATCATCAATAGTAATTTCTTTTTTAATGGTTATAAGCTGATCTAACTCGCCCGGCTGATACATTTAATACCATCCTTGCTTTGAAAAATTAACCAATGTTTCAACCCCGTACGGAATTTCATACATTGCAACATTTGCCGCCGTTCTATTTTCGTACCAGTGAGACGCAAGCAGAATTGCAGCATGTTTTAAATTATCGGGGAAAAGCATTGTTTCTGGATAGCCCGTTGCAAACTGAATTGTTACTGCATCACTACGATCAAATACAGAAGGCCATTCATATTTAATGAGCGTCTTATTATCATCTGAAACAATTTCAACATCTGCCAAATCTAGCACTTGAGAAACATTATCAGAATCAAAATAATTTATTGATGTCAACTCACTTACAGGATGCAAAGGAATTTTAATCACATCACAAACAGCAGATAAAATATAATCATATGCATCAACATTGATCATTTTGCCGCTTTTTTCCTGAACTACCATGCAAGCAGTTTCGGCAAGCGACAACAAATAATCATCCTCACCAGATGCTGTAATGCGCAAGCTCGCTTTTAATTCGTCAATAGAAATAAATGGTTCGCTATGTCGATCAATAAGATTAAGCACGATTTTCAGTTACCTTTTTTTTGAAAGCAAATTCTTTTTCTTTTTTAGAAACTGCCACTGCTTGACCTGCCGCAATCATTCTTGCAGCCTCTTCGTTTTCAATTTGTACAACATCGCCCGCATTTTGCGAAATGCCCGGCCCCGCTCTTGAAACTAATAATTTTATTTTCATTTTATCGCCCTAACAAATAAGGGGCCGAAGCCCCTTATTAATTTACATCAATGAATTTACGATTAAGCAAGAACTAAACTTTTAACCGCATTAGCATTTAATAGCTGACCATCAACACGCATAAAGCCGATGAAGCCAACCTGCAAGTTTTCCATGTAGCGCTCACGAAGAGCAACCATCTGGAAGTTACCAACACGGCGCACGATATAGCGCGAGAAGTCACCAAAGACCGCTGCACGGTTACCTGATCCAATGTTTGCCATTGCCTGATTCACCGAGTACTGTTTGCCTAGAAACGTATCAGGTAACGAGGATTGAACATCGCCCATACTCCAAAGATAGTTCCCTTGACCATCCTTTAGCTTGCGAATAGCTGCCAAAGTTAAGTCATTGAACATCCAACGCGCATTTGGAGACATGCGATAGGCTGGATCGACAGAATGATATAAATCAATCAGCTCATCGCCAGTAATTGCTGAACTGCCCGCAGCCGTAACGCCAACAGATGAAGCCGTTACCACGCCAGATGGTTGCGCCGAGCCTGTGCCAGTTGTTAACGCCTGGTTAACTGTTCGGCCTAATGACTCGCCAAAGCAATCAGTTAACAATGATTCCATGTTGAATGCGCTGTCTTGTAGGATTTCAATTGAAGCCCGGACAACACCAGAATCATAAACGTATGAATTAAGGATTTTTTCAGCAAAAACAATATCCTTGCTGCCGTCATCGGTAGAGCCTGCGCCTTCAACTTTGAGCGATCCACGTTTTGCGGTATCGTCAACAGTAGGCCAAGGAATAGGATTACCCGTTGCTGTTGGATATTGGCGGGCAAATCCTGTGTCAAGCATTGGACCCCAAGCTGCAAGCGCTTTATCAATCTCACCGCTAAAGCCTTCTGGTACGGTATAACCGCCAGCAGCATTAGTTGTTGATTGGGCTCGCTCTTCTGATCCAAGCTTTGAGCGGCCAGCCGAAAGCACAGAGCGCTCTTCTGCGTCTAAAGTTTCATTACCGAAGCGCATAGACTTGGCAAATACTTCTTTATATTCAGGGCTTCGATCTTCCTGGTCACTTTGATCTTCTGGCTTGAAATTTTTGTGCGGGTTACCGTGAACACCTTTACTAGCGCGACTTTCTTCTGCTTTTTCTGCTGTAGATAATCGCTCTTCACGATCAGCTTTAGCATTCAAGCTATCATAATCAGCCATTGCAGCATCAAAGCGGGCTTCATGCTCTTTAACATCGCCCTCGCTCATATCATTAGTGATTTTTTCCAACTCTTTTCGGGCTTCTGTAGCTTTAACCGCTGCAGCTTCGCGAAATTCTTTCATTTTAATATTCATGCAATTTTTCCATTTAGTAAAATTTAGGCGTAAAAAAACCGCAATTAAGCGGATGCAGTTACACTTTTGTTTTGAGCTTAATGCTCACCTATTCGACGAAGCGCCAAATTCATTTCCATTCGTTTTTTTAATCTCGAATGATCGTTATTAATTTCGTTTTTGCTTCTATGCTCTTGCAGTGATCGCAAACCGATTTCGCTTGCTTCATATGCGGGAAAGTTAACAATAGAAACATCAACTAAGCTTGCTTTTGTAATAGATCGCAAAGGCAATTCTGTGTCGCTGCTTTCGTCCCACTCTTGTACTTCGGGATAAAAAGCAAATGACATTTTATCCATATCGCCACGCTCCATCTTTACCTTTATTCGCTGTACATCTGGATCAGATAGATCAAGCTCTGAATCAATACGCAAACCCTTGGCATCTTCTGTCAACTTCAAAGTGCCCGATCTTGTGCGAGCAAGCGGCAAGCCTGCATGGTTAACCAAAAAAACAACATCATCATTTTTGACCGCTTCGGTAAATGCGCCGGGCTTAATAACTTCTCTAAAGAAATCGCCAATTGTTGTTTCTTCGTTAAAAACCGCAGCATAACCGGAAACCGTTATTGTGCTTTCGTCCGCTCTTACTTCTGCCGGCGTACCTGCTCGGATTTCATGCTTCATGGTGTAACCTCTGATTTTAAATTTGGTTGTGTGCCTATTGGCACTGTTGCGCCCTGAATCATTAATTCATCACCCGCATCATAATCGGGTAAATTTTCTTTTCGTCTAACTTCGTTGGGGGTTAATATCGCGTTTTGTATGCCTTTAGAATAGCCTTCCATGCGCGTCTTGAAATCGCCCCTTAATAATCCATCAAGATTAAATTCAACAAATAACGTTTTGTTATCGCGTCCAAACAATTTTAAATTAAGCTCTTGCTCTAACTGCTCTATCCAACGCTTGACCGTATGTTTGACCAGGTGCAAATCTTGCTGCTCTGTATTTGCATAAGTGCCGTTGGTTAAATCCTGAATAAAGACAAGCGGCAACGATAATATTCGCGCAATCTCTTCGTTCTGATATTTTTTAATAGCAACCAATTGAGTTTTATCAGGATCAGAGCCTAACTGCGTGATCGTGTGATCTTTTGGAATAGGTAAAACTAATCGCTTTTCTGTGTTGGCTTGCTTGATAGCAGTTGATAAATCTTCGCTGGCATTGTTCATTGCCTTGCTAGTTTGGAAGGGGCCGCTAATTGCAAACGCAGGCACACCACCATCATTAAAAAACTTTGAACCATACTTTGAAACGGAAAGCGAAAGACCAAACGTATCTTTGTTTGTAAGCACCGGGCTATAACAATCAACCCCGTTCGATTTCAGCATAAAAGGAACATCGATTATTTCAGATGCTTTATAGGTTGTAGGCTTTTCCCCTGGTGGGTTGTATCTGTAAAACCGTGCCCCGCCCTTGGTTTTAACCTTCATATATTCAGGAATTAAAGGGTATAGATCAGTAATTACACCGCTTGAATTGCGATCAATTAAAGTAAATGATCTGCCGCCCGTAAAGACTCGATCAAAAGAATATTTGCGCCATTCAAAACTGCTCATGCCATCGTTAACAGCATCATGCAGTATTGAAGATAAGCCGCCTTTAACTTTTTTGCGCCCGTCTTTATTGCGCCTGTAGACGTTCAAAGGAAGGCCCGCAATTGTGCTTGACAGAAAATTAACGCCAGCCCAATAAGCTGGAATTGATAGCGCCCGATCAATAGTTATCTTTTCGCCAGATGCGGAAGTATTGCTTAATCCGATCAGCTCGAGAATGCCCGAAACATTTAAAGCGTTATCGGGATTTTCTACTGAGTGCCGTTTTTCTTTTTTTGTAAATAAACCCATATTAAAAAGCCGCTATTTTAAAGTTATCATCTTCGTATGGTGATGGTGCTTCCACTTCTTCTGTGCCGTTCATAGCACCTAAAGCCATTGTCAAAGCAACAATGCCATCTATTCGGCCCGTCGATTTCATCTTATCGAGTTTTCTATTGTGTGCTGGATCACTAACAGCAACCGCATTAGCTGCGCACATTGTTAAAACTGGATGCATTGAATGCCGCATTTTGCCGTTCAATAAATACTCTTCTAATTTATCAACTGCAGGGGCCATATCTTTAAAGCCCTGACCAAATTCTTTTAAAGGAAATTCAATTCCAATGCGGTCGCAATCTTGCTTAAACACATCAATGCGCCACCGGTCAAAAGCAATTGACGTTAAATTATTTGCACCGATAATTTCTATAATTTCAGAAATCACAAATTCATAATTGATTGTTTTGCCTGGGGTAGTTCTTAAAAATCCCTGCTTAACCCAAATATCATAAGGCTGTCGATCACGTTTAACCCGATCCGCTAAACCTTCCAATGGAGTCCAGAAGAAAGGCCATACATTTAAAACGCCATTATCTAAGCCAGTCACAACAAAAGAGGTTAAATCTGTTTTGCCTGATAAATCTAAACCTGCATATAATTCGTCACCATGAATTTCCCCTGGCGAATCACCGCAACCCATCCAAATTGATTTAGATATAAACGGGCTCGCAGATGAAACACGCTGGTTCATGTTTAAATTTCTGAATGTATTTTCAAAGCTTGGCATACGTGCTGCTTTTTCAGACTGCTTTTTCATATCAGTGAGCGATCTAAAAAGACCTAATGCGGGATTAGATGCATACCACGCTTTTTCATCTGTAACTTCTGCATCTTTTTCAGCCGCATACAGATGGCAAACTGTTTTAACTGGCTTATTATTAATAGCGTCATCAATTAAAATGCTTAAAAGATCGCCATCATTTGCCGCTTGTGTGCTGATATAAATTAAAAGCGGCTCTTCGTATGCGCCTTGTGCCGTTGTTATCGCGTCTATAAAATCAGATTGTGGGCCGCGTACCTGACCAACTTCATCAAGTATTGCTAAGATTGGGCTTTTACCGTGTGCCGTTTTCCCTTCTGCTGATATCGCTTGATATTCAACATTCATAGGAAGGCCAATCAATTTTTTGCTTGACGGTATAGCCTTGACTAATTCTCTAAGCTGGGGCGAAAGTGCAACCGTCTTTGCTGCTAGGTTGTAAACCTCCGATGCCTGTTCCCTCGACATTGCACCAGAAACAATGCGCGAATTTAAAACCGATTCAGGCCCAACCAAATGCGCCAACATTAAAAATGCAATCGTTCCCGTCTTAGCGTTTTTTCTCGCTATCGAAAGAATTGCTGTATCTGTGCCGTGCTCGTTGTCGTAAATATCATCGATAAACTTTTTTTGAAAGTCTGCTAATCTAACTGGCTTGCCTACATGATCGCCTTCTGGAACAAAGCAATATTGCTCGATAAACGCAATCACCCGTCCAGCTCTTGTCATCTTTTCACCAGGCGAAAAAAAACCGCAATTAAGCGGCTTTGGTTTTTGTTAGTTTGTTTTTAATTAGTGAGTGTTAGGCCGAGGTATCAAACTTTCTTCTTGTTGCGCTTCGCCGTTTCCCTTTGCTGCAGCATGCGCCTTGTTTTGCCCGTGCTGCTCCCTCGACTTGCCTTGTGTGGCTTCTGGGTGAATCTGCAAATAAACGCAAATCATGCGAAAGCGCTTAACAGATAGATCAATTAATTTCTGCACTTTCTCATATCCTGACAGATCATCCATAGGATCGATTGAATTTTGCAACACCTCTAACTTTTCAATCTGACCATGAACACGACAAAGATTGACAAGCATTGTTAAATCTTGCGGTTGCCATGCTCGCCTTGCTTTAGCATCAAACATAACGTACCAAATAGCCCGTTCACTGTCATTTAGATTTGCCGATACTGGTGGATCAATTGGGGGTAAAGCTGCGTCAGACACAACCGCCTGCAATCCTTTGGCTCCGTCAACTCGATCTCTTCTTTGTTTTGCCATAATGTATATAAAGTGAGTTAGTTAAAAAGAAAGGCTACCACACCGATCCTTGGTCTTTTCGGTTAATCTTTCGACCCCTCCCCCCCCTTATTT